GAACTCAAAGATAAAGATGGTTCATATATTGAGCATCTTAATGTCACTCACATAACAAGAGTATCTTTTATTAATCCAATGAATCCTGATGCAGGAACTAAAATCCATTTAAGAACAGGAGAAGTATTATCAACTCCTGCTCCTATGGATATTATTTCTGAAAAAATAGATGAATGTTGGAAATCATCTGCTACTCTTGTTATCTTTAACATTCTTGCTGAAAAAGCAAAACTAATGTCTAAAGATGATTTGGATGTGGCTGATAATTTACAGTTTGAAGAAACTGAATAAAATGTTCTTTATCATTTATTCTAAACTGATCCGGCCACTCTAAGTTATATACATACCAATTACCCTTCTCTACTCTATCACTGTCTATTGAACTTAGTGTAAGATTATTAAATACTTCAAAGACAAAATAATAGTAATTATATCCATTTTGGCTTTCTGAGTCTTTGACTTCTACTTTATTAAAGCCTAAGTCTATTAAATCATTTTCTGTCATTTGTTAGTTCTTTAGTTATTTCTCTTGCTAAATGAGCAGAGCATTTGTATTTAACTCTGATATACCCTGCTACTGCTTTAGGTACCATAATGGTAATGTCTTTATTTTTAAGTCTCATCTCCTTGATGACAAACTCTTTTAGTATTTTAGACATTGCTTTTATAAGTTTTCATAAAAATTTCATGATTAAGAATACTTGTTGAGTATGTATTAATTAGTTCTTTATAAGACTCATTCAACTCACCTTTATACTCACCATGGTCTTTAATTCTCATTTTTCTAAGTGAATTAAGAGCTAAACATAATAGATGAAAGTTTTCTGTATCTTTTGAATCCATCATGCTAAGTAGATTATTAATCTCATCATCTGTTAGATAACCCATTTGTTTTAATAACTGCATCTCTGCCATAAAAATAAAAGGCCGGTAATCACCAGCCTTTGTACCCTTATTATACATAAACCATAAATAACTAATACTTTGATCAGTTACTTTGGCTAATTCATAATGTTCTGTTGTGATGTCAAATAAAAGATCATCAAGCTTAAATTGTTTCATTCCTAAGTTGTATTAAAATTTTAACTCTTCCTAACCAACTTCTCATATACTACTTTAGGAAATTAATGTATGCTTGAGCTTTTCTTTTACTAGAAAACCATTTATCATAACCATTGCTATGTTTAACTGTTTTCCAAAAAAACCATAAGACTCTTTTCTTTACACAATAAACTTTACTAAAACCATCCATAAGTTCAGTTACTTTGTAATCATTCTTGTTTACACTCATTATTCTAGATTTAAATTATTATCTTCTAATATTTCTCTAAGTTTTGTTCTGAGTTTATCAGCTGCTTCAACTTCTTCTGAAGTAGCTTCTCTGTTACCAATGTACCCGTGTTTCACAGTACTTCTAAGTTCTTGATCAAGATCCCATACTACACTTTTCCACTTCCAACCATCTAATGCTGTTCTAGCATCATTACTTTCTTCGTAAGAGTCAAACTCAAGTATTATCTTTCCCATCTACTATGTTTTTTAGTTGACCCCATATACTTTCAGCTTGTTCACCCCAGTACATATCACAAGTAAACTTGTCTTCTTCTATTTTACCAGGTATTTCCACAAATTGACTTTGCCATAATTCATCTCTAGGTGCTGTAAATCTGTAGCACTTTTCTTTCACAGGACAATCTGTTCCTGGACATACTGTTATATCTGCTGCCATATTATTCTGATTTAAAGGTTACTGCTAAGTCCACCAAATAATATTAGTATTCCTATGATTATTATAAATGCTGTCATCTTATTCTGATTTATTTTTCCATTCTTTCCAAACATCAAAGTCTTTCAGTTCTTCTATCTCGTTTAGTATAAAAACTTTAAGTCTTTGTGCTATAGCACCCATGATAATCATGCCTACTAATAATCCTAATGCAAAATCCATCTTATTCTGATTTAAAGGTTTTGTTATAATAATTTTTACTACAATCTTCATTTGGTTTATCTGCATCAAAATAATCTACTGCAAATAAATCTCCTTGAAAAAAAGCATTTTCAATCTGCTCCTTCTCCATTTCTAAGGCTTTATCCCAACAATCAGAGTTATATTTAAATTCTTCTTCACTATACGGTTCTGAGTTTAGGTTTTCTAATAACCATTCTACTGCTGTCTCTTTCATATCATTTTTATTTAATTAAAATGTCACATATATTAGTCAAAATTGTGACAAAAAGGTATAAATAGCTAATATATTAGTCAAATCTCATTTCTTTCTTGTTTCTATATAATCTATAATAAATCCTATTGCTACAATGATATTCATACCAAAGGACATTAATATCTCATGTATATCAGCATATACATTCATTGATAAGTGTATGTGACCAACCATCCAAAAAGGTATGGATAAGTTTTGGCTTACCCATACCAATAGGTATTTTACAAAGTGTTTCACTGATTAATAACAAACTTTAGAGCAGCTGTACTTCCAGACATATTAAAAGTATATACTTCTGAGTCACATGCTGTATCATTAATTCTTATTTTAACTAAGCTACATGCTTTAAAATCAGCAAGACAACTTTCATTTAATAAATTACTAACAAAAAATACATTTTTCTTATCATCAGATGTTACTGCACGGAATGTATACTTACTATACTCTCCATTAATTATAAATGAAACATCTACTGTTAGTTCTTCATCACATGTATAACCTCCTCCAACATAAAGAAATATTTCTCCATCTGAATTTTCTAATTTAAGATAAGAACCTCTGTCTTCTGTGTATGCAATATTATAAGGCTCATCAAAGCCATTATCTACATGTTTACTAACCCACTGTGCACTTGCTGTATAGCTTAGTGCTAATCCTACTAATAATAATATACTTTTCATAATTTTTTATTTAATAAATGGTAAACACACATAATTTTTAATTGTTCCTACAATTAGGAAAATTACTACAACATATAGTAATACATATCCTGCAAATTTTAATGTTTTCATATTTTAATTATTATATAAATGCTCAAGGTACTTTACCTTTTTAATATTGGTTTCTGATTTCCAATCATTTACTTTTAAATAACGGTTTATACTTACTCTTTTGATATGCATATAGGTTGGTTTTGTAAAACCTACAAGAAGCATTCCTATAAGTAATCCAATAGCAAACAAAAGAGATCCTTTTATACTAATCTCCTTCTTCATTATTTATCTTTATACTGTTTAATAATTTCTTTTTGCTGACTTTGTCTCTCAGCTTGATCCTGTTGAATCTTGAAATTATCTTGATCAATTTTAACTCTTTCTTCTTTGAGTTTTCTAGCTCTTTCATATTCTCGCCATTCAAATATTTTTAAATCTTCCATTCTTTTTAAATCAGCTATAGTAGCTTCTTCAGGTATTCCATCATTTGCATAATACATTTGCATGAATATTTCTTTCATTCTTCCCATAACTTTAAACTTTTATCTAATAAATGTTTTACAGTATCTCTTATATCATCATGATTAAGAATACCTTTAATTCTTTTTAGCTTTCTTCCTGTTTTATCATCAATTACTAATTTAATAGTATGATGTCTATGTGACTTTACAGCATAAGATTTCTTAAAATCATGTGGAAAAAGTTGTGCATACACATAAACATTTTGTTGATAAGACTCATCAGCTATAAACTGAATAGGCATTCTTCTTGCATAGTTGACTCTAGATCTAGTAAACCCTGTAAGAACAGCTATCTTCTTTTCTGATAACTCAAATTTTTGGTGTAATAAACCAAATAGATAACTTCTTTGATCTACAAGTGATCTTTGTCTAGAGTTTTTATTTAAGCTTTTAAGAGCTTCAACAACTTCTTCTATTTTATAATCTTCCATAAATTTAAATTAATTCAAAGTCAGCTTCTTTAACGTTTTCTTCTTCCTTTTGATATATTTTAAGGTCTATAGGTATAAACCTATCAGCATTATATAATTCATAAGGAAAAGACTGAGAACTTAACTGAACTTCTTTTAGTAATACACCAAACTTATTATCCTGGAGACCCATTCTTACTATTTTAGTAATGGTATAGGTTTCTCCTTCAACAATCCACTCATGTTGTGGTACTTTGGCAGGACGGTTTTTATCATCAATACATATTGCCTTCATTAACTTCTAATTTTACTTGAATATTTAAACCAGTAAGTTGATCTTTCATATTTTCCATAGTATAGTATGAACCATACTTGATAGTACAATGACCTACATTGTCAGCAATTAGAGCACATTGTTCTGCTTGAATTGGTTCATGCATACAAAATCTAATTAAACAAGCCATGATATATGAAAAACTATTTACTTCATCATTTAACAAAATTAGTTTATAATCTTTTATTATTTCCATATCAAATAAAAAAAAACAAAGCTCTTATACAGAGCTTTATTCTAATACAACATTATAATTCTTCCAAAGTACTTTACTTTGATCAAATCCATCAAGTGCTTCTTTAACCCATTTTTCATCTACTGTATTCATAAAACATAGTATATGTACAACAGCTTTATCATCAGGATTTAACCTTAGTAGTCTACCAATTCTTTGACTGGCCTTTCTTTCATTACCAAAAGCATGTAGAATGATACCTTGTTTAAGATCCGGGATATTAACACCTTCATTTAATTGCATTACACAAGAGAGTTTTTGAATTCTTCCCTCTTTAAATGCTGTCAAATTACTTTCTGATTGTGGATTTTTACTATGATAACTGTGAGTACACATAAAATCTGCTTGATCTTGAGTATTAGCAAAAACAATACACTTTGTATTAATACTCTGAAGTAACTTTTCAGCATACTTAACTTTGCTTGAATACTCCTGCATTGCTTTCATTCTCATTACTCTTGTAATATGGGCAGGTCCTGAACCAGTATCAATTCTTGTAGACCAATAACCATAGTTTTGTCTTTCAGAAGCCATAAATGAACCTGTTTTTGTAGTTACAGAAAAATTCTTTCTTGTATCTAATTCAAGTTCATGTACAATTATTTGATAATCATTCAAGATATTATTTTCTACAGCTTCATCAGTAATGAAAGTATAAATAATTGGACAAAATTCTTTGACCATTTTACCTTTCTCTGACTGTAGATACTTTGGAGGAGTACCTGTTAATCCAAGAACTTTTCCTGAGAAATTCTCAAGAAACTTTCTATGACTATCAAGTAAACTATGACACTCATCTAAATAGACAAGATCATATTCTCTTGGATTATGTTTACTTAAACTTAGATAAGTTGTAAATGTAACATTGTTTAAGAGTTTTTCTTTTCCAAACTTCTCTGCTTCATGTTTCCATGAGCCAAATATTGATACTTTGGGAGCTACAATCAAAATATTGATAAGTGGAGAAAAGTTTCTCTCCATATGTAAAAGACCAACAAGAGTTTTACCAACTCCTGTTGCAAGGCCTAATCCACATCTTGCTAAACCAAGAGTTGCTTTTAAAGCTTCTTCTTGAATCTCTTCTCTTTTCATCTTTTTAAATAGTGAAAGTTAAATTCTTCAATTATTTTTACTAAACCTTCTGCAAACTCCATTGTGTTCATAGTATCAAATTCAAGATATTTGTTTGTACAGTGTTCAATGTATAAAATGCCATCAGGCTTAAGTAATTCAGTTATTTTTACTAAATGCTGGTATACTGGTAGTAACCAATCCCATGAATCTGTAAATTTTAGTTCTTCAGCTAAAGATTCTTGCATCATTGAGAACTGTTCATATTTTGTTGAACCTCCTATGTATGTAAATAGTGCTATTGTTTTGTTTATTTCTGTTTTAGTTAATGTTTTCATAATTTTATTTTAAGTAACCTAATGTTCTTGCTTCTGCAGGATTTAAATGTATCCAATTATGACAGTTTCTACATGCTGCTTTCCAAGTGGATTGCACTAAGTAGAATGCATCTCTGTTAGAGCCGGCAAATGTATGGTGTACATCAGTAGCACCATTCATACAACCGGCCACAGAGACCTGACATATTGGATTTTCAGTAAGAAATCTTTCTCTCAACTTGAGATACTCAGCATCTTTCTTTTTTCTTTTAGAAGAAACCTGAGGGATTTTATAATCAGTTGGTTTCTGTATATTTTCTTTATTCTTGGGATTTTGGCAACTCCAACAATATTTACAATACTTAAATCCCTCATGGTTCTTCCATATAACAGTCATCTTCTGACAACCATCACATTCTTTAAGCTTTACATTCATTCTTAAGTCCTTTTAACTGAATTTGTGGCTCTTCTAAACTTAAAAAGTTTTTAGGTAACACGCCTTCAGCTATAAAGATACTAATAATTTGCTCTTTATTAATCTTTAAATCTTTAAAAGTTAAAGTATTCTTAAAAGTATTATCTGTCTCTGTTTCAGACAGTAAGAATTGAGTGATAGGACTATTTGGAAACAAAGATTGGAAGATAAAATTGCTGTGAGCAATAGTTACCTGCTGTTTAAACTTATTAAGTATAACCTGTGCTCTTTTATAAACATTGATTATTCTTTGTTTCTTTTTACTACAAATTGTAGCAAGTTCTGTTTCTGTAAGTGCATCTAGTCCATATAGTGCCCTCTTGTAGAGATAATTCTGATATTGAGAATAAGAATCAAATTCATACTGCATTGTAGTAGGTCTTTGATTTGTTAGTTGATAATTCTCAAGTTTTCCTGAATACTCAAGTTTTTGTTTTCTGTTTTGCTTTTCCATAAAATATACAATTAATAAATAAATAAATAAATAAGAAAAGGGGGATTGCTCCCCCTAATCACCTTGAACAAAATGATTATAAATCAAAATCTTCATTTGGTTTAAGTGCAGATACTTTCTTTTCTGCAACATAAGCCTCACTAATATCATCACCATTGGTGTGTTGGATCATTTCATCATCAGCATCTGTAAAAATAGTATAGAAGTGTTTTCTATAAATCTTTTTACCATTTTTAGTACAGATGATTCCTGTTTGCCCGGCTACCTTAAGATCAAGATCAGGATTTGTCTTATTAAATGGTTCAGTTTGTTCCACTATGATAATCTTTCCTGGTAATTCTTGAGTTTCAAAGAAACCTGCTTTCTTTAAGTCTTCAATAGTTCCGGGTATAAGAGCAGATACTGCTTTTCTTCTTAAAAATCCCTTGCTATCAAATAAACTTCTTTCTTGTTCTACACGGATAAATCCGTACTCTGAATTTTTTGAGGTATGAATTACCCCACCTGTGCTATTACCTAGCACAATTGTTTTACCGTCCATAAAATTTTTGAATTGGTGTTTGACTTATTTTGACCGCCTTAATCTTTTAAGGAATCACTTAGATCAATAATATCATCAAAAGGAATGTCATCAGACTCTATCTCATTGATATTATTGTCATCATCTACAAGATAATCAAAATCATATTGTTTTTCAACAGTATTTCTTGATATTGCTGAGTCTGTGAAAGGGTTTAATGCATAATCTCCAGCATCTACTGACATAAGGAATTGAATGTCTAAATCTGTTAAATCTAGATACTGTTCAACTGTCAAATAAATAACTTTTCCGTTTGGAAGCTGGTATAACATTATATATAATTATATTGAAGTAAATGTATAACATAAATAAATATATGTCAGCTTCTATAAATAATAATGAATACTATATAGCTACAATAAAAAGGGAGATCTTAGACCTCCCCTATTATTTGTTAGGAAAAGCATATCCAGAGATATACTGTCTTAAATTTCATCTATAACTGTAAGATATTCAGCAGAAACATATGTTATATCTTTTTTTCTTGTACCATCTTCTAGAATATTAGTATATTCAACCATATAAGTACTGTATTCATGGTATCCTCTAAAACCCTGAATTGATACAATAATATTATCATCAATACATAAATCACTGTTACCAATTAAATCTTTGTTGGAACTATAACTCATTTGATTAATAGGCATGTAACACAATGTACCATCTGGAATAACTTCCGGTAACTTACTAGCTATCATCAACTTAAAGAAATGTTGTATAGCTTGACTACTACTACATAGCATAGGAGTAAGTAACTTTACAAACTCTGCACTATTAGGATGTTTAATAATAGACTCCAATGCTTTAGCAACATCGGAGTCTTCATAATTTACTGATATATTCATAGTTAATCATTTAGTCTTCTATAATCCATAATCTTTTCTATTAGACCTTCATTATAATGTGTAAACCATTTCTTATCAGGTATCCTATGATTTATTACAGTAACTTCATCGGGATAATAAGTTGATCTTGCACCTGTTCTAATTTCTCTTTCATCTAAGTCTTTGATATTTACATTAAAATCAAAGCCTAATACTGAATTAATAACATCATCCATAATTATAAGTTTAAGTTAAGGTAAACAGACTATTACACCTTTTGTCTGTTTAATGCGGATATAGGTGCACGCAACTGTGATTCCGCTTGGATTCAAACCAAGGACCTATGCCTTAGAAGGGCAGTGCTCTATTCAGCTGAGCTACAGAACCAAAGAAATATTAAATTTCTTCTTGATGTAAGTATTTACCAAACTTGTTAAGCATTATTCTTGATAATACATCAACTGAACCTTCTACATCTTGCAATGTTAAACTTCCTGCATGATATTCTATGTTAGCTAAATGTTGAATAAGATAACTTAACTGACCACTTACAGTAGTTAACATGTAAGTATGTTGATCATATGCCTCATTTAATTGAGCATTTAAACCTTGAACAACTTGAGCATGCATTTTATCAAACTCTGTTTCCATATACTCTAATGCCTCAACTCTTTGATATAGCATTGCTAATTCAAGTCTTTGAGCAGCAGCACTACCTGGCTTAGGTTCTTGAACAATTGTAGATGTTTTCTTTGGTCTCCCAGGTTTTCTTTTTTCAGTCATTTTTACTGTTTTATTGTTAAAAAATATAATGCAATTGCAACCACTGCAATCACAAACCCTACTAATGTTGCCTGAAATGGCACCATTCTCTTTTCAAAATCAATTTGATCTTCAATAGATGCAATTTTAAATTGTAAATCTGATTGATATACTGCTTTGATATTTGGATCAGCATCAGTATCATGGATACTGTCTAATCTTGCTTGTACTTCTGCTCTTAGCTTTATTAGCTTTTTAATTTTTCTGTTTACCATGTTGTTACTTCATTTAAGTTTAAGTCTATTTTAGGCAAATGCATATCTAGCATCTCCTGTTTTCTATTTAATTGTTTTTCAATATTATAGTCTATTTTCATCATCTCAAGTGCAGACATAAATGAAGACATTTCATCATGTTTAAGAGTGCCTTCAATTCTCCATCCTTGCTTACCATTGTGAATAGTAGCAATTGTTCCATACTTCTTATTTAGGACTTCTCCATCAATATCTCTAATCTTGATATTTAATTTTATAAAGTATCCGTAGCTATATTGATGATAACCAAATCTGATTGATTTATTCATATTAATCTATTTTAGGAAGTTCTTGAATCTGACGCATATAATCTGTAACATCTGCAGAGGTTAAATAACCTTCTACATCACTAGTAACCGGTGTATCATAACATAATACACTGAACTTTTTCCCGGGAGGGAATTTTATAACTGCAATTTCATATTTACCAACCATACCACCTTTTGTATATGGTCCAGATACACAACTAATACCATAGTTGTTATCAAACATAAGAGCTGCACCTACACCACCTCCATCTGTCTTTTCAAATGTTAAATCTTTAAATTCTTTCATTGTGTTTAGTTTTTCTTGTGTATTTCTTCTTGTTCTTGTATATGACAGGCTTAGTTGCTTGCCATATTTCCTGCATTGTAACTTCAATCTTTTTCATAATCATAGTTATTTTGTTAATGCTAGTACTATAGGTACAATATACATTGCATCTATACATAAGCATTGGATTGTTTTTCCAATCCATTGAGTTCTTTTCTGTGCCTTGAAATTTGGCAAAATCATTAGTGTAATCATAGTTTAGTTTAGTTTAGATTAGTAATTAATTATAAAAAAAAATAAAGTGATACTATTGATAGTACCACTCATTTAACATATCACCCATTATTTCTTCAATAAGGGCATTGTCATGCATTTCTTGTGCTATTTCTCCATTGAACTTAAATCTATGTTCTATGGGTTTATTAGCTTGTACTCTTATTTTGTTTCTTACAACCATTTTAAGAGTATTTCGGAGATGATTGATATCCATTGTATCAATATCTACTTTTTGACCATTCTTCATAGTCCAATAAACTGTTTCCATAAATATAGTTTAAATTAATCCCTCTGCACTCAGTTGTAGTGTAAGTTTCAGTCAGGTTATAAAAAAGATTATCAGTCTTCTTTAATCAAAACCCTGCGTAACATCTTTCTAGTGATAAAATCTAGTAGGGGTGCGTACATACATTACAACTGCTCACCCTTGGGAAGTGAGTTGTGGTGCATTACAAAACCTTCGTTGAGTATATTATCTGTGCACAAATAATATATCCATTTATTGTTTTGAGTGTAACTACCTAATGGTCCAGTTTTAGTACACTGTTCTCCCTCTGCACTCTACTTATTTTGCAAAATTAGTAGTCTCACCTTGGGAATGAGAAATGGTGCATTACTATTTGAAAGGCTGAGTATTTGACCTTTCATGTTGTTATCATTAAGAGTTTCCTCTATATATACACACTTGTATTTCTACAAGTAAACAACATGCTCAATGATTTATAGTATCATCATACTTTTACTTACCAATGCAATAAGTTTCTTTTCACACCAACTTCCTTGCGAGATACACAGGTTGCACCCTGTTAGCTAGATATTACTTAGTCCCTTTACATAAACCTTGCGAGTCTTCTGTACCTACATATTGCAGTAGGATAAGAGCATTTTCATTGATAAGTGTTTGAACGTTTTTTGCTTATATCTGTTAAGATTTAGTTAAGCGGTTCAGGAGAATGAGGGAAGTAGTCCAAACTTTATGTAACATGCTACCTTTTGAGTAGTTTAGTTACAACTTCCTTCTGCTTTAAGCTGCCAAGCTTACTTACTGTTTGATGTAAATACACACTATTTCTAGTAGCATACAGAACATCTCACTAATAACAACTTCCATCTTGGCAAGATGTACTATTGTTACCTATTGCACTTTCTATTGACATTTCTGTCTCAACTTCCTACCTGTTAGAAAGTCTACATCTCTATGCATCAACCGTTAGGCCACTAGCACACCAAAATGTAGGTAGTTACAATACTCTTCAGTAGACAGGATTACTCCTGCGCAATATGTTACCAACATATCACTTTATACCATTGCTGGTTTATCCTTTGGTCACGAGAGCTGACCTGTTGTTTTAGTAGTTCCACAAGGAAACTTAACGCATACACCATGAGTATCTAAACTCTGAGGGTAACAACATTGTATACTTAATGGTCTTTAAGGGAAATAGACCAATCCCTATTGTCTTGTAACTATACTGGACAATCCCACGCCAGCAACTTACTGGATATTTGTTTCATTATAGTGTAACAACTCACACTTTATCCCTCTGTACTCAATTATAATAATGGAATATAATTCTTTCCATATGTATTTATGTCCCTTTTTGCTCATAGTACTATAAGCATATTCAAGTATTATAACTGCCTGACCTTGGGAATCAGGAATGGTACATTACTAGGACTTAATAACACGCTAAGTTTTAAGTATTGATAGTTATCATCCCGCAGTGGTAAAATAACATATACTAATGTACTTGCTGACCTTGGTTACTAAATCCCATTGTACTCTCACAAGGTTGCAACCCTTGAACTTGATAGCCTCTACATATTACTATGCTTCATATGCTACTATCTTGGTATAGTATCCACACGCTCAGCATAACTGATTGTGTTTACCTGCTTGGATGAGAGTATTTTGGTACAACATTATTGGTTAGTTGTACAAGTTGCGGAGAGGAATACTGCCTCACACTCTGTGTATATAGTTAATCATTTCCTATCATTAGTTCAAGGATACTGATTAGTATTTTCTTATTTAGATGAAACCACAGGATCATCTATAGTTTCATCATATATGAATGTTCCAGTTTCAAGATACTGAATAATCTCTGATTTATATGCATAGTCAATTCCTTTAGAAGGAATAGCATATATAGTTCTACCATCTACATCATCAATTGGTACTATAAAACCAAAGTATATGTTAACAGTAAGGATAATCTTGGCAATGAATAAATGCATAATTATGTTTGTTTAAGGGTTGAATAATCTTGTTTTATGTTCTTTGATGGGTAACAGTCTGCTCTAATCCTAATGGTTAAATGGTGCTTGACTGGAATTCCGGAAGATATCTTTCTCTAATTGTTACAGGTAATAACACTAATACTATAGAGAGAGAGATAAGACTAATAGATATAGTATAGGATAGTAACTTATATTTTCATAGTTAGCTATATTAATTCTATTAGTTTAATATTATAAGAGGAATAAGAGCATGTAGAGGAATGGAAGAATAGGATAGAAGTGTAATACCTAACCCCTTACTAACACTTGTTTATCCTTAATAAATGTACCCATGTAAGTCACATTAATTACTACTAGTTCCATATCTTTCCTTATTAGTGGAAAAACAAACTAAAGCGGCACGCAGTGCAAAAGATTCACCATAAAAAAAATAACCCTAATCACTTAGGGTTTCACTTTAATTCCAATAAGATTAACAGGTATTGCTACCAGCCTCTAATTACTTAGAAGCCGGAGCAAATGCCAATGTACTCTGTACATTAGACTCACCAGTAGGATGAATCATCCAAGATGCTTCACCGTCAGCAGGAGTAAAGTAGCTGATTGACAAGTCTCTTGACAATGCATTTACTTTCTCACTAACTCTGAATGTAAGTCCAGTATCAGATACACCAAAGATTTTCCCTGTGTGTGGGTTCTCAACCAAGTCTAACTTGTTGATACCATTCATCTGTGCAAATACACCGATGTTTTGAGTTTTACTAAAAGTGCTCATGTTTAATGCTCTTTAAGGTTAATATATAATTTATCCATATTAGTGGAAAAATAATTCAAAGCGGTGCGCAGCACAGAGGATACACAGTATACTTATCTACCCTTAAGTAGCTTCATCTAGTTAATTAACTCTTGAGGCCATAATGTCTCATTTTATAACTACTTGATTCTCAGTGCTAAAGTCTACTTGCTCCACACGGTGGAGACAAAAAAAATAAAGGCCTAAGCCTCTACTTTCTGTAACTCCATAATCTCTTCAGTAAACTCACTCATAAGAGATAAGAGTTCTTTGACATATGCCATATGACTTGGAGTTATTGTATCTTTAGAGAGTATCTCAGTTATATTGTTACTAGCATATTTAACTGCTTTCTGTAATCTTATTATTGTGAATTCATCTTGTATAGTCATAATATATAAATTTAACTTTAGTTAAAAAATTCTTTAATGCGGTCTGAAAGACAAAAAGAAATACCCACTATTTGTGGGTATTCTCTTTGGGGAATCCTATGCAAAGGACAAGGTACTTTGCACATTGGATTCACCTGTTGGATGTATCATCCAACTCTCCTCACCATCTGCAGGTGTGAAGAGGGACACGGAAAGGTCAGCACTTAGTGCTTTAACCTTTTCTGAAACTCTGAAGGTAACACCGGTGTTGGAAACACCAAAGGTTTTACCTGTGTGAGGATTGATTACTAAGTCTATCTTAGTAATGTTGTTGATGCTTGCGAATACCCCAATTGATTGGGTTTTACTGAAATCTGACATAATATAAAATTTAATTGTTTAATAGTAGTGATAAAATATTTAAAGCGGTCCGAAGGACAAAAAAAACTAAGAGTTATCTCTTAGTTTCCTTGCATCCATTCTGCCAAATCTTCCTGTTGATCAATGGATAAGTTGTTATATTCTTCTTGTGTCATAGTATCTTTTAATGATAGTGTGAAAAACTTCTAAGGCGGTCCGCAGGACAAAAGGGAAAGGGACTTATGTCCCTTGACCCTTAGTCTAAGATTTCCACAGGCATCCCACTGATAGGGTCTAGTACTCTCTTGACTTGCTTACCATTTGGATATACTATGGTTTGAACCAGTTGAAGTATACCTCTGACAGACTGAATAGTGATAGTTGATATCATAACTTAAAAGAATTAATTAATTAATCTCAGTGAGAAAATAAAACTTTTTTTCCGCAGGAAAATAATTGTTTATAAGTACAGCAGCACAGTGCCTGACTGTCACAGTTGCAGGGGGGTACCCACCTTCCAGCCAGGACCGGGGGGTTAGCTACTAGGGGGTCACCACCTACCCATACATACAACAAAACCAAATACCTTTGTCCAGTATTTAGTACAAGAAACTTGACATCCTGGGGGGTATCTGTGGCAGGAAGTGCCCGGGGGGTCTGGCTATCCTGAGGTACCTATAACAGTTCACCTACTCCTACTGGATAGGTATAGTGAAAAATTTTATATAAGATTGTGTCGCAAGTATCTACTATATTTGAGACAGAATTTTCCACCATAACCGGAATATAACTTATTTAGTGATGGAAATTTTCCACTATAAGTATATAACCTGCATGAATTTTTCCAGCATAATGTAACATATAAGTTACAAAATAGTATACTTTTGTAAACTATATAACACATTATAAGGTTATAGCCTTACTGAAATCCAGTGTCATCAAGTTATAACCTTAATTAATTAATATTATGTACATTTGAAACATGAAAATATTCTTTGATCATATTAATGGGTTTGGTAAAGTAAGTGACTTAGAGGTCATAGTCAATTGTGCCTATGGAATACTTGAGCCTAATGAATCTTCTGTAAATGCTTTAAAGGAAGGTTGGATTCCCTGGGAAGGTAAGTGGTATAATGAGCGTAGTACTAGAATTGATCTTAGTAAATATAAACCAACTAAGACTACTAATAAGTTATCCAAAAGAATCATAGTACAAGCTGGAAATGTACTAGCTGATTTAGAACAGTATGAAGAGTTACATGAAAAGTATTGTCAGTATCATAACTTTAAAAGAGATATTAAACTAGAATCATTTAAAGATTGTTTTGTTATAGAATATCATACTGATAAACTAATAGGAATAAGTTTGTATAAAGAATATGATACTCAGTTTGTAGCATATCAGTTTATCTGGGATTATGCAGATCCAAAGTTATCTTTAGGTTCAGTAGCTCAAATGATAGAATGTGAAACAGCTAAAGTATTAGGTTGCGAATATGTATATTTACTTGGTGGGTATGAAGAGTGTTGTAAATATAAAGCTAACTATCCCGGTTTTGAATTCTGGACAGGAAAAGAATGGTCTACAGATATTGAGTTATATATTACCTTAGTATCTAGAGATGAGAAAATAAAAATTGAGAACTATGATCTATGAACCAAGAAACAGAGTAGAGGTTAATACACCAAAAGGCTCAGGTATTATTTGGTTAGTTACTGAATATGGTCATGAGACTGACACTATGTATACTATAATTATAAATGCTACAGGAGAATTATGGCAGTTTACTCACAAAGATATCAGAGCTAAAAATAACATAACCTATAATAGAGTAATTAAATAATTTTTTGTATATTATTATATGAAGAAAATTGACATGGGTAAATACATTCTACTCATTGGTAATGATGCTACTGAAATCTTTGACTACTATAAAGTAGATGAGATGCACGGGTTAAATAGAGCAGATGCTCAAGCTGAAGAAGTAGATAAGACTATTGGGAATGGAGTTTACATATATGGATTAACTAACTATGATCCGGCAGATAAAAAGTTAACTGCTAAAGATCCATACAAACCATTCTTGTTTTTAAACATGGGTACTTTTAAAAAGTATTCTATTACAGAGAAAGCTACAGCTATTATGCATGAGACTATGCACATGAGTATCTTACTTAATAACTGGAAGATCACTGACAAAGAAGAAGAAGTTATAACATATGCTGAAGATGAAGCAAACAAGATCATAGAGAAACTAAAGACTACTAAGGTAGAATCCCCAAAGAAAAGTTTCTTCACTAGAAAATAATATGGCACCGGAACTAGATATTATATCTATAGAAGAAGAGCTAGTCTTATTAGAGTCTCTGGCAAAAGCTGAAAAAGATAGTAAGGCAGTTAATGATAGAACTCTAGTAAGATATGGTAACTCTATATATGGTAATGAACAACTAGATCCTATTCCGGACTACCTACTAGATCTGTGTTATAAGTTAATAGATAAAAATATACTAGATGCTTTACCGGAAGATGTGACTGTCAATACTTATTATCCCGGAAACAAGATGACCCCACATATAGATAGAGCAGATGCGGGACCTGTGATAACTATATTAAGTTTATTATCTGAAGCAAATCTTACTTTATCATATGGTTCTAAAAAACAAATTATAACATTACCTTCCAGATCTATTATACAACTTAAAGGAGTATATAGAACACACTGGAAACATAGCATAGAAAAATTAAAACAGAAAAGAATATCAATAGTATTTAGACAAACCGGTAAATAAAAAAGTTATGGCAAAGATTAAAGATAGTGGAATGACCACTAAAGTAACAAAAAAGATTTCTAGACCAGGGATACATGCTAAAAGTGGAACCTCACAATTGAAGTCTTCAAAAAAATATAAAAAATTATATAGAGGTCAAGGAAAATAATTATATATTTGTATAAACCAAATATATAGTCATGGAAGAAGAGGTTATAATTAAAGAAAGTAAGATCTACAAGTTTGGAGAAATTCTTGTAGGTTTAGATTCAGAAGATATTGAAGAATCGGTAGAGGTAGAAGTAAGAAGAAAGTTTGCAGAAATTGCAGAACTAATCTTAACCAACTATACTACAGAAGATAAATCTCCAGTAAAAAGTTTAGTATTTGATCATACTATAGGAGAAATCCTTAATGCTCAAATGTGTGTAAGTAAATTATTAAAAACCAAAATATGAAACCGTTTAAAACCCTAAGAGGAAGAAGGATACTTATTGAAGTACCTGTTAAGAAAGAATCAGCAATTAAATTATCTGAAAAAGATGAAGATGCAATGATGTATGAAGCAATGAAGCAATGGAATAGACTTACTATATTCGCTATAGGTGATAAAGTAGAAGATGTTGTTGTTGGTGATACAGTATATATTGCAGTTAGTCAATTAGAACATGCAGAAAAAGTTGACATTGATGGAAGTGTAAAGTTAATGTTGAATGAAATGGACATTGCAATAATCTGGTAAGCCATGGTAAATATAACTCATGATGATTATCCTTCTTACAGTTCTACTATTACAAAAGTTTGGACTCGTGATATTCCAGAAACAGATATTAAAGGAACACTTTGTGAAGATTGGAAAAATAGAGTAGTAGATCTTTCTGATCCAACAAGACCTGAGTACTATGGTGGCAAAGATAATATCTATGAAGTATTTAATGTACTGGAAGAGTGGGAGTTAGATAAAGACTTTTACTTAGGTAATGTAATTAAATATGTAGTAAGAGCTGGTAAAAAAAGTTCTAGTGTTAAACAAGACTTAGAAAAAGCTTTAGTATATTTACAAAAAAGAATT